ACCCATCGTTGAGAAATATGTGCTAGGGTCGTTGCGGTCATATCCCGCGTTGCCCGACCAATCTACATTGGCATAGTTTGGATATAAGCGTTTTGCTGTTGATTCAAGAGCAAGTTTATATAAGTCATAATTTGGGGTACCTGGTTTATCATTGACACCTTTCATATATTGGAAGATTCCACAAGGGAAAATTGCCGTTTTGTGAAGTTTGCCAACTCCTTTGATTGAGCCTTCGAGAAGAGCTTTAATAATCATGCGGCCCTCTGGAAGTGTGCATGTGCCGTAATTAATTGATGTGAATGGTAGCTGATTGCCGCTGCGCGATTGAAGGGTATTAAGGTTATGATACATTCCTTCAACTGCTTGAGCGATTTCTTTTTCTGTCATATCCATGGCATATTTATATGCTTTAGACTTTATTTTAAAAATATCATCATCAATGGATAACTCTACCATTGTATAATTATTCCAATAAGAAAAATCTTCTTCAATATAGGTAAGTCCATCTTTAAAATGCTTATAAAAACTTTTTCTTACATATGGAACCATTGTCCAATCAAGATGTGATGCACTTACTCCACCAAATTGTTGAAGCGACTGAAGCTGGAACAGAACGGCTACTAACTGAAATGCTGTATTAACTGAATTGGCTGGTCTTACATCTGTTTGTCTTGTGTTAAATCCATTGGCAAGTAAATCATCAAATGGAACTGTTAAACAGTTATGCATCCCCAGAATATAAGCATCAAGGTCATGAATATAAATCTCATTATTTAAATGATTATTACGAGCCATTTTTGAAACAAGATTATCAAGTGCATACTGTTTAAAAATAACCGAATCTGCCTCACCTCTGCGGCCGCCGAATGAGTATTCGTCAACATTAGCATTTTGATTCTGTACGTCGGTTGCGGCTAGCTTAACAGCGACGCGGTCCATCATTTGCGTATTCCACTCACGTTCACGATTTCTGTCTTGTCTATAACGGATATATGCCCTTGCCACATCTTTACGTTTTGTAGACATAAGTCCGTTTTCAACCAAGTCTTGAATTTCTTCTACTGTTAAAATTTTATTGTTTTCTTTTTCAATAAAAGTAGCTATATTATTGGCTTTATCTATTGCATAGGTAGAGATTTCTCCATCAATTTGTTCAAAAGCTTTTAATATAGCATTAACGATTTTGTTTTTATTAAATTCAACTATTCTTCCGTCTCTTTTTTTAATATATTGCATTTATCCCTCCTAAGTAATTAAAAATATATTAAGGATTGATTTTTTCGCCACAATAAATACAAACATCATTTTCATATTTGTGTGGACAAATAGACCTAAGATATTCATTATCTTCCATATACTTTTGTACTTCCGGTTGAAGAATGAATATAGATGGGTCTATTAATGACTGGATTTTTTGATTGTTGAAATTAATTTTATCTCTAATTTCGTCACCTGTCATTTCTTACTTCACCTCCACGATATTCATAAAAGTCTTTGAATAAATCATAATTATTTTCTCTTACAAAATTAAAAATCTTTTGTATAGACTCTTTCTCTAATATTGGCTCTTTTATGTGATATTGTTTAATGGCGGCATAACAGTAGCTATATAGTGTTTCAAAAGGTTCAACCGTATTGAAGAACGCAGACCTTCTTTTAACTACTAAATGCTGTGTATATCTAGCAATTAATTTCATTACGTTTTTCCAGTCATCATCAATGAGAGAGTTCTCATTATATATAAGTGGAAAAACGATATGATAACTTCGTAAATTTATGATGTTGCGAAAAATACGTTGAATACCACCATTGATTAATTCTTCATTAGTGTAGCAGTTGGTTAAGTCAACAGATAGTTGTTGATAAGCCGCTGAAGTTTGCATTACTTCGGTCATTTCTGGGATATATGACTCATCTATTAAACCCTGGTGAGTTAGAGAGAAATAGGTTCCCATTGGCTGAAGTTCTAACCAAGATATTAAATCTGTTTTATTGTTTACGATGACCGGATACTTCATACCTACTCGGCGGCCAAGCGAATTGGATATCCAATCAGTTAGATTATCTTTAATTAGTACTAATGCGCCATCAACATTGTTTAAATTATAGTCATGAAATATAATTCCAAAGTTGTCGCTGTCATGCCGAAATTGTTTTTCAAAGTCTTTCCAAACAGTACTTCCATCAAGAGAAAGTCTTACATGTTCAGCGCGGCGCATTGTACTTAAAGCATTTTTATTGTAACCGTGTGCCAATTTTGGATTTAAACTACCGTATAATGATATATCGGGTTTCATGCGCTCTATATCTAATGGAAGTGGCTTATATTTATCTCCGTCGAAGGCGCGGCCGCCATATTCGACGTTCGAATATGTAGGTAACTGCGTATATGGATTATAGAAGTCTTGACGTACAATAAAATGGTTGTATCGGTTAGGGGAATAGCTGGGCGCTAACCCAACTATTTCCCGTTTGCGTTTGTAATAAGAGGATAATTTCATTAGTTCCAAATTATAAAAAGGAATTGGATAGTATGGAAGGTCTGCATCATATAATCCATAACTCATTGTTTATCCTCCACCGTCCAATAAAAATCTTTATAAGGTTTAGAATCATTCAAGCGGCGCTTAATTCCACATAAAATAGTATTATATTGTACTTCTGGGTGAAACTGGTGAAAATATTCAGCGGCTTCTTTAATACTGTTAAATGTGTTTATAAGATTATGGTTTAAATCATATTGCTTAGTGATTCTATTTGAGGTTAAACGCTTACGAAAATCACTAGTATGTATATTATTACTTTGCATATATCCTTGAATTGTTGCCTCGGTTGTCCCTAAAATGAAACCTACCTCTTTGACTTTATACCCCTCTTTTAAAAGAGGAATTATTTGGGCTTTATCATAATCATTATACCCTTTTCTAATTGGATAACTTTGCCCTTGAATGCGCCAAGCTAAGCCATAATTTATACGCCCAATTTGCTCCGCAGACAAATTAAACTGTTCTCCAATTTGTTTATAAGTTTTATTGGTGGTTTGTAATTGATTAATAATATTTTTATAACGCTGTGGAATAGATAAGTTGGTATAGTGAGTCTCTGGTTTGTTAATATTATAGCCATAAGGAAGATAAGCATTATATAAATCTATATAATAATCTTCTTTATAAGGTAATTCATCAATTTCACATTCTTCTAATATAGAAAATTCAAACTTATCTATTCCATATTTACGAATTGCTCGATATAGAGGATAGTTTTTTGTTTTACTATCGCATCTATGTTGGTTCCATCTATTTAAAATATGCTTGCTTTGCCCCACATAATTTTTTCCGTTTACAGTGTTGTGTATTAAATAAATACCAGTAATAATAGTAGTATACATTATTCCGCCTCCGCGCGCTCAGAAGTAGTTTCTATTGTTCCGTCCTCTCGTATATAAGTGATTTTTTCTACTAATGAGTATGGAGTTTTGGAGTATTTTTTAGCTAAAAAATTCGTTTCGTCTTTTTTAATTCCAGTTACAATTATTTTATTTCCTCGGCTAAAATAACTTTTTTCAACTACTTTTTTAGTACCATCCGCGCGCCGTATAGATATTTGCTTGTCATAATGTGTGAATGCATCACCGAATATCTTTACGGTTACTACGCTATCATTTGTTAATAAGGTAACCGTTTTTTTGTTTTTATCTCTATCTAACACCGTTCCCGCAATGCGACAAATTTTAAACATCGGAATTCTTCTTCCATCTTTTGAAGGAAAAGTATAGTCAACTATTGGTTCATTAGGTAATTTATTGAAACTACTTATTCCATATAAACTATTTTTAAGCTTTTTTAATTCATGGTCGTGGATATAACATGAAATCGAATCCATTTCCCACTGACTTATGTTACCTAAACAATATTTGTCCCATAAGTCTTGTCTTAATCTATTGTTTACTTTATTTAATAATTCTTCATTGTTTTTTTGAATAAATGGACGAATTATATCCATTTGCTTTTTATATATTTTATCCCAATCAGTTTGTTTAATTTGAAATATATATTGAGGTTCAGAACTAACCATTAATAAATCCATATCAAAATTATATGAGTAAAAGCCTAATGCTATATCATCTAATCCATATGAATTACCAAATTTAAATTTTTTCAAATACTTATTAAAATTGTAAACTCTACATTGTAAATCGTATTCTTCTGGAATCAAGCCAAAGTCAATTAACATCTTCATATTTTGAAGTGTAATACGCTTTTTCTTATCTGCAATCAAATCTATATACACATTCATTGCTTTTATACGGTCGCCGCCATATAATCCATCGAATGCGCCCGACTTAATCAAATTAATCATCTGCGGTTTATTAATTTTAATTTTACTTAAAAAATCTTCAATATTCTTATATGGACGATTCTCCATTATTTGCTTTACAATTTCATCGCCTACTTTTGTAATACCACTTAATCCATATACGATACGATTATTATCTATATCTGGCGAAAATGTATATTTTGATTGATTTATATCAGTTGCAACAATTGATACGCCCTCATGACTCATTTTTCCAATAGCTGTAGCAATCTTACCATAGTTTGCACTTTTTGCTGGTTTCTTTTTGGACTTAGATTCAGATATATCGGATTCATCTTCATCATCGTCATCACTGTCTTCAAATACTCCCATTGATAAGTCATAAGTGGTTTCCCCAACATCTTCTCTATCTGTTCCTTCGTCATCATCTTCACTTTCTTTTTCTGCGCCACCGCTATCAGAGATAAGACACGCGCAATCCCACAAAATCGTTGGATATTTATATGCAAGATTTAATTCCTGTAATCCAATTAACGAATATGCTAATGTATGTGATAGGTTAAATCCATATCCTTTTGACATCGCGATTAATACGTTCCATACATAAGTACATAACTTTTCATCTAAACCTTTTTCTTTTATTGTTTTAAAATACTCATCGGTTAACTTATCATATTCTGCTGGATTCTTTTTCGCAATTGATTTTCTTAACTTATCCGCCCAAGTCAGATTAAATCCACCTAGCTCTGGGAGCTGAACCAATTGCATGAACTGTTCTTGTGCAATACACAAACCATATGACGTACTCAATACTGGTTCAAGAATTTCTTTAGCTTCGGCGCCGAGTCCATATTTCTTTAACTCATAATCCCAATCGCTTGGGTGTGCTTTAAAACGCGCAAGCTTATTAACTGGCATTTCTCCACCCTTTTCTGTCGCCATAAGACGAATTGCAGAGTTGAGAATTGCCAAGTCATCTACTGATGTTGGTTTCATCGCTGCAATTCCGCTTATTCCAGACTGTTTCTCCATTTGGAATAAACTCATTACCTTATGATTCCAACACATCTCCCACATTTCTTTACTATCTCTTTCGAGATTGTAAATACCAATTATTTTTTCATATGTTTCTTTTAATGTGGCTTCTCTTTCCTCATAACCATATTCACAAATTAAATCAATACAGTTATGAATTTTATCAAGTGCTTCTACTGAAAGAATATCGTATTTAATAAGTCCTGTATCTTCTGCATCATGAAGGTCGAACTGTGTAATAATTTCGCCTTTTGGCGCACGCATAAGTGCGGTTGACTCTGTAAACGGTTCATCAACAAAAATTACACCACCTGCGTGGATACCGCAACCATTTATAAGTCCTTCGATACCCTGCGCGACTCTCCATACCTCTGGATAATTCTCTTCCATTTCAGTTCTAAACTGAACCGATGCGCTCATTCCGTTGTCTGGGTCACCATAGAATGTTTGTTTGAGAGTTCGAAGCTGTCCTCTATCTGCTTGGATAAATGAAGATAGATATGCAGCTATATCATTGTCAATTCCAAGACCACGACAAGCTGTTTGAATTGCCGACTTTGACTTCTCTGTCTTCAAAGTTAATACGTTCGCAACCCTATCTTCTCCATAAATATTACGGAATGACTTCAATACTTCTGCGCGCCGGCCGCCCTCGATGTCAATATCTACGTCAAGAACCGATACACGCTCTGGATTTAAGAATCTCCAACGCTTTGTCTGACTCTTTTCTCTTAATGGATTTATCTGTGTAATACCTAACAGATATAATAATATAAATCCTACTCCTGAGCCTCGGCCGCAACCGACGAGAGTTCCTGCATCCCAACACGCATCAATTATGTTTTGAAGATTTAAAAAATATGCACTCCATCTACTTCCATTTACTTCTGATGAAATCCATGTATCTTCAAGACACGCATTAATTTCATCTAATGTACGTTTATTTTGAAATTCATGATATTTACTTATTTTATATATAATTGCTTCTGCTAAACGACGGTCTTCAGAATACTCTGAATTCCAAAAATTCTTTAAAAAAGGAACCCTTTCTCCCCAATATGTTATGGCCCAATTCCAATCAAACATATTATACGTTTTCCAATTTAATCTTGGAATTTTTAATGGCTTCATTAACGAATAATCTTCACACTTATCTCTAATTTCTTCAATTGTCTGATAAGCTGATTGAAGAACTTCTTCACCCATTTCCTTTTCCATATATTCGCGCACTTCTTCATCACTCATAAGATAGGTTGTTGCATAGAAATCGTCGACCTCTCTATCTCCTTGTTGTGAGTTTAAAAATGCTTTATGAATTGGTCTATCTGCCTTTTTCAAATAATGGGCATCATTCGTTATTATATACTTAATTCCTAACTCTGCGCCCAGCTCAACAAGTTTATGATTCACATAAATCTGGTCTTTATTAAACGATGGCTGCATTTCAAAATAGAAATCGTCTACTCCAAAAATACTCTGCATCTGTTGAATCCATCTTTTGATTAAATCCATCGAAGGCGCGCCAGTATCTCTATTACGGATAAGCTGAGTCGGAAGGCATCCTCCCAAACATGCCGTACATCCAATTACATGACCTGGATTAGCTCCAATTATATCAATTAAATCTTGATAATAAGTCGGAACTCTTCTCATTCCACGAGTTACATAACTCTTCATCCATGCACGCGAAGAGACCTCGCGGATTTGTTTATGTCCCTCAAGGTCTTTTGCAAGTAATATGAAATGAAAATATCTGTCTGTTTCTTTTTTATAATTTTGATTATTTAATCCGTTTCTTACAAGATAAATTTCGTTTCCTCTAATAAGTTTGAAATTCGGATTATTTTTCTTGATTTTATTATAATATTTTTCTGCACGAATGTGCGATGCGATTGTGTCGTGTTCGGTAATTGCTACTCCACTATGACCCAATTCGATTGCGTAATCTATAAGACCCTCGACCGTGTTTATGCTATCGCGCAAACGAAAGTTCGAAAAATCTGTGTGATTATGCAGACTTAAAGGGTATCTTAGTCTATCCATTCACATTTACTCCTTTTCTT